GCGCCCTCCCGCGCAGCGGAACGAAGACCCGGACATACCCCGACACAACGGCCTGCCCCCACTTTAAGCCTCGGACATGGACGCGCCCGCCTTCGTGCCACGACTGCGACAGGAAGCACGGAGAGATGAGCGACGGCTCCGTACTTTGCAGCGGATGGCCCTTTTACAAGAAAGAGGGGGACGCGCCCTGTCAAAATGGGAAGATGGCATACGGGAAAAATCTATCACTTTTTTGAGAGGATGGTGCTATGAGACCAATTTCCGAAATCAAGGCCAACTACCGGCTCCGCATCGTCAGCAGCGGAGAGGACGGCTTCGCGGCCTATATCAACCACCCATGCTACAAGCCCACGGCCATCGCCGTCATTGCCTCGTGGGGAGGCGGCTGGGAGCACGTCAGCGTCAGCCTCGCCCGCCGGTGCCCCACATGGGAGGAGATGTGCATGGTGAAGGGCATCTTCTGGGGAGAGGAGGAGTGCGTCGTCCAGTTCCACCCGCCCCGCAGCGAGTACGTCAACAGGCACCCGTACTGCCTCCACCTTTGGAAGAAAATCGGCGAGGAGTACGAGACCCCGCCGAAAGAATACGTCGGATGAAAGGAGACCAAGACCATGAAGAAGAAGCGCGGAATTTTCGCAGGGCGGCAGCAGACGCCGCCCGCCATCCCGCCCACCCAAATCAGCGACGCGAAGCTGCTGGCCGCCCTCGACGTCGAAATCGCAGCAGCAGAGCGGGCCGCCAATCCCCCGGAGGGCTCCACGGCGGTCATCAATGCACTGTCCCCCGGCCTCGCGGCCATGATGCCGACGGCCACGAAGCAGGCCCGGAAGAAGCTCCTCACCCTGCAGCAGGTCAGAAAGCGCCTCGCCGAGCTCATCGAGAAGGAGTACCAGCATGAATAGAGTAATCCTCATCGGGAACCTCACCCGAGACCCCGAGCGGCGCACCACACGCAGCGGCGTGACGACTTGCAGCTTCACGCTTGCCGTCGAGCGAGACCACAAGGACAAGGAGGGCAACCGCGTCACTGACTACATCACGGTCATCGCGCGGAGGAACACCGCAGACCTGTGCTGCCGCTACCTCACCAAGGGACGGCAGGCAGCGGTCATCGGGAGCTGGCACAACCGCAGCTACGAGGACAAGGATGGAAACAAGCGCACGGTCTCCGAGTGCATCGCGGACGACGTGCAATTCCTCGGGGGCCCGCGCCGGGACAACGCCCCCGGAGGGTATGACGACGACTACCCCTACCCGGACGAAGAATAACAGCAGGCCGCCTCTTTGAGAGGGGCCACCCCATACGAAAAGGAGGCGGTCAACATGGGGAAGAACAACTGGCCGGACTTTGACGCCATCATCCAGAAGGCCGTGAACGCGGGCCGGGCGCAGGGTATGAGCATCGCAAAGGACGCCTACAAGGCCACCGAGCGCAGGCTCTATGCCCTGCCCGTCCTGCGCCAGAAGGTCGAGGATGACAAGGAGAAGCTCGAGCAAATCAAGACCCACGGGGCCCCGGAGCGGAGCAAGAGCATTGTGCGGTTCAGCCGCACCGGCTACCGGCTCACCCCGGAGGAGATGCTCGAGGCCATCATCAAAGACCTCGAGGCCACCATAGCGGCGGATGAGTACGAGATAGAGACGCTCGAGAAGGCGCTCGCCCACATCGAGGACGACCCCTTCTACCCCGCCGTCGAGGCCAAGTACATCGACGGGCTCGAGGACGACGACATCGCCGCAGACCTCAAATGCGGCAACACGCAGCTCTGGAAGCAGCGTGGAAGGCTGGTGCGGGCCGTCGCGGTTCTCCTCTACGGCTCGCAGGCGTCAATGTGAATTTCAGCCGCGAATTTGCGAACCTTGCGTGGGAATTTTGCCTGTGCTATAATACCTACAATGCGAAATTGCGGATAGCCGCAGCAGCAAAGGGCACCAAGGCCGTCACGGGAAACCGGGGCGGCCTTTTTTCATGCCAGAAAGGAGGAAAGCGGCGTGAACATCAAGCGCATCAAGCTCGCAGACGTGAAACCGGCGGCCTACAACCCAAGGCGGCAGCTCAAGCCCGGTGAAAAGGAATACGAGGCGCTCAAGGCATCTATCAGCCGGTGGAGCCTCGTGGAGCCGCTCGTCGTGAACCTTCGGACGGGCAACCTCGTCGGCGGGCACCAGAGGTACAACGTCCTGCTCGACCTCGGCCACACGGAGGCGGAGGCGGCAGTCGTAGACCTCGACGAAAAGCAGGAAAAGCTGCTCAACGTCGCACTGAACCGCATCGAAGGTCAGTGGGACTACGAAAAACTGCAAGACCTGTTCGAGGAATTCAGCGCAGAGGACATCTTCGCAACCGGCTACTCCGACGGGGAGCTCAAGACCCTTTTCGGAGGTGAGGGCGAAGACCCCACAGACCTCTACCAAGATGACCCGGAGCCGGAGGAAGACGACGACGGCGACGACACCGAGGAGGACGACGGGGAATTCAGCATCTACCTCTCCTTCCCGACCCGGCAGGCCGCAGAGGAGTGGCTCGAGGGGGAGGGCATCGAGAGGGGCTTTCCGAGGGGAGGCCGGAACCTCGTGATACACATGGAGGGCGACAGCTATGAAGATACAAGAAATTGAATTCTCGCGGCTGATACCCGCCGATTACAACCCCCGCGTCGCCCTCACCCCGGATATGCCGGAGTTCGAGAGGCTCAAGAACAGCATAGAGACGTTCGGGAACGTCGAGCCCATCGTCTGGAATGAGCGCACCGGCCACATCGTAGGCGGCCACCAGCGCCTCGCCGTGCTGCAGCACCTCGGCTACACCAGCGCAGAGGTCAGCGTGGTAGACCTTGATGAGAAGGAAGAAAAGCTCCTCAACGTGGCCCTCAACAAAATCAAGGGCCAGTGGGACTATTCCCGGCTGGAAGAAATCTTCCAAGAGTACGAGCTCGAGGAGGCGAAGGTCACGGGCTTCACCGGGCAGGAAATCGCCCTCATCCTCGCCAAGAACGACGACGTCGAAGACCCGGCAGCATGGCAGGACGATGAGGAGGACGAAGAAGACGAAGACCCGGACTTCCTCGGGGCCTCGTGGGTGGTGACGCTCACTTTCCGCAGCAGCCGGGACGCCCAGAGGTGGATAGACCGCATGGGCTACGACGCCACCGCCAAGGCCGGGAAGAAAACCACCGTCATCAGAATGGAGGAGTGAGGCATGGATTTTTATGTGGGAATTGCGAGCTACAAGAGGCCGGAAGCCTCCCGGACGCTCGATTACCTCGATGGCCTCGGCTTCCCCAAGGAGCGGCGCATCTTGAGCGTCCAGACGGAGGAAGACCGGGACGCATACACGCGCAGCGGTTTGAGCGAGCGCGTCGGCACCTTCTTGTACCGGGAGGCCAGCACCGCAGCCGGGAACAGAAACACTATCCTCTTGAACGTGCCGGAGGGCACCAACGTCGTCTTCATGGACGACGACATCAAGCAGGTCGTCATGGAAGACCTCGGGCTCGTGCCGCTGGACACCCTCGAGAAGTTTGAGCGGATGTGCAAGCTCGGCTTTGCGACGGCCCAGAAAAACCGCACCATCTGTTTCGGCCTCTACCCCGTCGCCAACGCCTATTTCATGCGGGGCGGCTACAAGAAGGCGGCCATCTGCGTCGGAACCCTCATCGGCATGGTGGCGACGCCGGGCATCACCTTCTGCGAGGAGCTCCAGACGAAAGAGGACTATGAGCTGTGCTGCCGCATCATCCGAAAGTACGGGGCCTGCATTAGGTTAGACCGCTTCGCCTGCGACGCGCTGCACTACTCCAAGGGAGGATGCGAAGACGCATGGAAGGACAAGAGCAGCGTCATCCGCGTAGCGGAGCTGCTTGTCGCCAAGTACCCGGACATCCTCAAGCTGAACCCCAAGCGCCCCGGCGAGGTGCTCATGGTAAAGCGCGGAAAGAGGTGAGGCAGATGGAAAAGCTCAAGCAGAACTATACGAGCCCCCGGTGGAGCATGGAAATCCCGGACTGCTCCATGCCGATGAGCATGGACACATACAGCCGGTGTTCCTATAACTGTCTCTACTGCTTCTCGTTCTTTCAGAAAAGCCACACCACCAAAGGCTACCTCACCGGCCAGCCGCGCAGCGTGAACCCGGAGAAGGTCATCGCCCTGTTTGAGAATGCGGCGGTCAACAACACCGCAGCGGCGAACAAGACGGACGTGCAATTCTTCAAGTACATCCAAGACCGGCGCATCATGCAGTGGGGCGGCCTCGCGGACGAATTCGACGAATACGAGCGCCGGAACGGCGTCACACTCGAGCTCCTCCGCTACTTTGACAAAATCGACTACCCGCTGTCCTTCTCAACGAAGGCGGCGTGGTGGACGGAGGACAGCCGCTACATGGAGCTTTTCGCCCGGCACACGCACAACTGGCACGTCAAAATCAGCATCATCACCGCAGACCCGGAGAAGGCCCGGAAGATTGAGCGCGGCGTCCCGTCGCCGCAAGAGCGGCTCGCAGCCATCAAGAGGCTCGCCGACACCGGGACCCAACTTCCCCTCCCGCTCCGCCCATTTC